TAAAGGTTATCCTCGGGCGCAAGAAGAGTTACACGCTCAAAACGCTTTTCAGGCTCAACAAGCGGCTGCCGCTATCCAAGAGACACAAGCGGCTGCGGCTGTTGCTCAAGCTCGTGCAGATACGTTAGTAGGCACTCCTGTATACCAAGCAGCACAAGATGTTGCTAACCAACTAAACCAACAAGCTGCTGTCCAACAGGTTCAGCAAGCGTATTACCAAAACCCTGCCGCATATAGTGCCGCTGCTCCTGAAATGCGGACAATTAGTACGGAAGGCTTAACGGCTGCTAATCCTGATTGGCGTGGTCAACCTACGTTATATCTTGACAGTAGCGGCAACGTAAAAGGCGTATATACATCTGCTGGTGTAGTGCCTGTGGATTCGCTTAATGTATTGTCAGGCGGAAAACCCGTTACGGCTGATACCTTGGTGCAAGCTACGACAGAGGATGGTCAAAAGCTATATCTGTCAGACCCGAACGATCCTAACTCACGCACAACACGCAACACAGGTGTTCCTGCTATCGGTGGGACTGTTGCACAACAAGCGTTTTTTATGCCAAAGGATAGTAGTGGGTTTGGCACGATTGCCGGTGACTTTGCGGGTATGGCTAAAGACCCTGCGTTTTGGAAGTTCCTAGCGTCTGCTGCTGCTATTACGGGCGGTGGATTGGCTATTAACGCAGCAATAGGCGCACCTGGCGCTGTTGCTACGGCTTTCCCTGTTGCAGAGGCAGGATTGTTACCTGCTACTGAATTAGGTGCTGCGGGGTTTGGTCTGACAGATGCACAAGCCGCTTTGCTAATGGAACAAGGCATTTTACCCGCAAGTATGCAGACTCCTGCCACTCTTGCCGGTGTTGGTTTAACGGACGCACAAGCTGCTTTGCTTATGGAGCAAGGAATCCTACCCGCAGGTATGCAAACACCCGCAGGTTCATGGTGGCAATCGTTAATCCCAGCGGGTACGGCTGGATCGCTATTACAAGGTGGACTAGCTCTAGGTGGTCTAGCTGCGCTTAACGCTCTAGCTCCAAAGATAGGTGGCGGTGGAAGTACCGGAGGTGCTGCTCCTAGCGGACTTAGCTCAGAGCAGTTAAAGGCAATCGTAGCTACTATGCCTAGCGCAATGGGTAACTACATGAATATGGCAGGAAACCCATACGGCTACGGTGGCGGCACGATTGACTCTGCTAACGTAAACCTAGCTAACTTGTTCCCAGGCTTCTCGTTGCCTACCGCTGGCCCGTATTTCGGCGCAGGTAGGTTCGGAGATTACTACGCACCACAAGCAGCATCCACTACTCCAATATCTCCTACAGGGTTGGTATGAACAAAGCAGAACGTGCTGCAAACATATTAAGAGATGACTTTTTTGTGGAAGAGATAGAAAGGTTAAAGCAGTCCTATATGGATATGATCGCAAGGTCGCATCCCGAGGACATAGATGTACGAGAGGACGCATATAAGATGCACCACTCGATCACCAAGATTATTGACCACTTCCAGTCTATTGCCGATGACAAGTTGGTAGAAGAAAAGCGGTGGAAGATATTTTAGGAATATGTGCCAAACGGTACAAAACTGCGCTAGACAGTATCTAGCAACTTAGGGTAATTAAGATGAGCGAAAACATGACTCCCCAAGAGGGAAATGGCTCGCTTTCGGTGGATCAAGCCGCCGGAGCGCTTTTAGGACTAATGGGTGGTGAGGACTCGCAAGAGCAACCAGATGCCGCACAGGAAGCTGAAGAGGTAACTCAGGAAGCACAATCGGACGAAGAGCAATCGGAATCCGATGGTGACGTTGAAGAGCAGGAACAGGTAGAAGAGAAGCCACGCTACAAGGTGAAAGCCTCAGGCGAAGAGATAGAGGTGACACTCGATGACCTAATCAAAGGCTATCAACGAGAGGCAGACTACACAAAGAAAACCCAAACACTCGCAGAACAGCGCAAGCAGGTCGAATCTGAGCGCCAAGTAATCGAGCAAGCAAAGTCACAGAGAGATCAGTATCAAGAACGTCTTGCGATGATTGAGTCCGCACTAAGGACTTACGCACCACAAGAGAATCTAGAGGCTCTCAAGGAAACCGACCCGATTGGGTACGCAGTTAAGGTCGCAGAGCAAACTCAGCGAGAGAAGCAGCTACAAGCAGTTCAGATGGAACGAGCACGCATTGCCCAACAGCAACAAGCGGAGCAGAGCCAAAACCTGAACAGCCATCTAGCGGTGGAAGCGCAGAAGTTAGCAGAAGCGATACCTGAATATGCAGACGAGCAAAAGTCCGTACAGGTCAAAAAAGACATACGAGACTATGCTAGAAAGATTGGTTGGTCGGACGAAGAGTTAGCTAGTGTGTACGACTCTCGGGCTGTTCTAACTTTATACCGAGCGATGCAATACGAGAAGCTAATGGGCAACAAGGCAGGAGTAACCAAAAAGGTTAACGAAGCGCCTAAGATGCTCAAGCCTGGCGTATCCCGTCAAACGGATGTAAATTCGGAGCAGACTAAAAAAGCAATGAATCAGCTAAAACGTACAGGTAATGTACGGGATGCTGCAAACGCATTTGAACGATTTATCTAAATTTTAAGGAATTATTATGCCTACATATACCGCACATAGTGCTATTGGTCAGCGTGAAGACCTAAGCGATGTTATCTATAACATCTCCCCAACAGAAACCCCATTGCTGAACACTTTGGCTCGTACCAAAGCTACAGCCGTTTACCACGAATGGCAGACAGATAGCCTTGCCGCAAGCACCACAGCCAATGCAGCAGTTGAAGGGGCAGATGCAACTTCAGCTACGCTTGCTCCTACAACCCGCCTCGGTAACTACACACAGATCGTTCAAAAGACGATTCAAGTGTCCGGTACTCTTGAGACTGTTAACAAAGCAGGTCGCAAGTCGGAAAAGGCTTACCAATTGGCTCGTGCATCAAGCGAGTTGAAGCGTGACATCGAGACCATTCTCTGTGCTAACCAAGGCCGTAGCGCTGGTTCGTCCAGCACTGCTCGCACAATGGGTTCTATGCTCTCGTGGCTCAAGACAAACGTAGACAAAGCATCTAACGGTGCTGATCCTACGACTATTGGTGTGTCTACTCGTTCGGACGGTACTGCTCGCACGTTTACTGAGACTCTTCTCAAGAACGTGATTGCAGAAGTGTACGATTCGGGCGGCGCTCCTAAAATCTTGATGGTTGGTACTTCTGGTAAGCAGAAGGTTTCGAGTTTCGCAGGTATCGCTGCACAGCGTTACATGGCTCCTGCCGATGCTCCTACTACCATTATCGGTGCAGCCGATGTTTACCTTTCGGACTTTGGTTCGGTAAGCGTTGTGCCTAACCGTTTCATGCGCTCACGCGATGCGTTTGTGCTTGATCCTGAATACGCAGCAGTTGCCTACCTGCGCCCATTCGCAACAAACGAATTGGCTCGTGCTGGTGACTCCGATAAGACTCAGATTCTTGCTGAGTTGACCTTGGAAATGCGTAACGAAGCAGCCCACGGCTTGGTCGCTGACCTCGACATGGCACTGTAATCTCAACTTGAGATAGGGGTAGGGCTTCGGCTCTACCCCGACATAGGATTATGAGCAAACTATTTAGTGTTGACACCGAAGTAGGTAGACATACAGTAGCCCACGCCGTAGGCGATGGTGACCTAATCTTAGAAACAAAACAGGACGTTTCGCACATTATTGAGGCGAATAAACGGGATTACAATAGCATCACCTCTATAGACCGTTGGGGCGATTTAACGCACATTGCACGAATACCCTTTACGGTAATTGATGACCTGAATAGAAAGGGAATCATGCGAGGATTTGCTGTTATTGACGAGAACAGCTTTGCTGCTTTTCTCAATAACCCTGAAAACCGTTACTTTAAAGTACGCCCTGGGAATATATGAAGATAGCAATTTGTGTACCTTGCCGTGATTCCGTCATGTCTGGGTTTGCATTTGACCTAGCTAATATGGTTGGTTATGTAGCAAGAAATACCGACCACAAGATAACTTTATTACAGATGCCTGGCACGCTGATATTTACACAGCGTGAGATGTTGGCAGACGATGCTCTAGCGGACGGTGCGGAAGCGATCCTATGGATTGACTCCGACATGAGGTTTCCGGCAAATACGCTAGAAGTGATGTTAAGCCGGAAAGTACCTATCCTTGGCGTAAACGCTACGACACGCAGAGCACCAATCCTCCCGACAGCATTAAATCTGGAGATGGAGAAGGATTCTGCCGTACTACGCAAGGTAGAAAGTAGAGGTAAGCAAGGGATAGAGCAAGTGACAGCCGTAGGATTTGGCGTGACCTTGGTTCGGTCTCAAGTATTTAAGGAAATCCCCAAGCCTTGGTTCAACATCATCTGGAAGGATGACGGGGACATTATTGGGGAAGATGTGCACTTCTGCGTTAAGGCGCTAGATTACGGAATAGAAACTTATGTCGATCACGACCTAAGCCCGTTAATCAAGCATATCGGCACAAAAGAATACGGATGGGATGACGTAAAACATGGCAATAACAACCTACAGCGACCTGCAAACAACGGTCGCAAGCTATCTCGCAAGAAGTGATCTAACTGTACAGATACCGGACTTTATCCGGTTAGCAGAGATTCGCTTGCGTAGAGACCTGCGTATCCGTCAGATGATGAGCGCAGCTACTACTACGACAACAGGTGGCGATGCAACGGTAGCGCTTCCTAGCGACTTCCTAGAGGTTCGGGACTTGGTTGTGCAGACTAACCCCGTTAGACCTGTTAACTACATCTCTCCATCTGTGTTCTCTCGTAACGCTCGGGTGACAGAATCAGGCGTCCCATTGGATTACACGATTCTAGCTACCGAGTTTAAGTTTGCACCCGTACCAGATACAAATTACACGATTGAGATTGTGTACTACGCAACACCTCCGTTCCTTACGGATTCAAACTCAAGTAACGTATTTCTAGCTAACTGTCCTGATCTATTGCTGTACGCAGCGCTAGGCGAGGCTGAACCGTATCTTATGAACGATGCCCGTATTCAAGTCTGGGCAGCCATGTACGATCGGGGATTAGCATCCCTCAATACATCGGATGAGTCCGCACAGTACAGCGGAGTTCCTCTAACAATGACATTAACATCGAGGTAAATATGGCTGCTTTCTCAAATTACTTAGAAAACGCACTTATCAACGGTACGCTGCGTGCTACATCTTATACAGCCCCTACGACTGTATATGTCGGCCTGTTTACCTCTGACCCTACGGACGCAGGTTCGGGTACGGAAGTATCTGGTAACGCATACGCACGACAGTCTGCTACATTTGCTGCGCCATCTGGCGGTGCAAGCTCAACAGACGCAGATATTCAATTCCCACAGGCAACAGGCAATTGGGGAACGGTAGGATGGTTTGGCATTTTTGATGCGCTGACTACCGGAAACCTTATGTACCACGGTGCATTAACAGCAAGCAAGACGATTGAAACCGGAGACGTATTTAAGATTGCATCCGGCAACCTGACCGTAACACTCGCTTAACATGGCTGATATTTGCGGCCCATATACGCTAGAACAGCTAGACCTGTTCGGCGGTAATTTAGATACCCTAGCGTTTTCGCTTGATAGCTCTATATGGACTTCCGTAAACACCTGCATATTTGATGGTGCTGCTAGTGGCTCTGCCTCCGCAAGCGCTACAGCTACCGTAGTACGCATTAGATCGGGCGCAGCAAGCGTATCGGCTACCGCTACAGCATCTAGTACCGCTATAGCTATTTTTTCCGCAGAAGCCTCTATATCGGCTAATGCAAGCACATCTGCTGACGGTATACGGGTCAGGTTGTCGGACGCAAGCATATTATGTACGGCTTCTACTAGCGCATTAGGTAATGCTGATTACAGCGCAGACGCTAGTGTTATTGCTAATGCAACAGTTTACGCATTGCCATACGCAGATTGGCTGTCGGCTGCATCTATATTTGCAGCGGCTAGTGTTGCTTGCTTAGGCGAACGGTTAGGCGAGAATTGGACAGACGAGACATTCGGCGAGAATACTTGGACACCTGATGCCACTAACGATAATGTGTGGACACAGGAATCTCAGAGTTCTGATACATGGACAGATTTGCCCGTAAGCTCTAATACATGGGTTAACGAGGCGCAAGGGAATAACACATGGCAGAGAATCGGTTAACTTTTGGCGAGTGGATGCCAGATCAGCCAGGCTTGGCGGGTAATCTTACGGAAGCTAAAAACGTAGTGCCTATGTCTGTTGGATATGGCCCGTTTTCGTCCGAAGTCGCATTGTCTGACAGCGCATCCGAAAGCCTTATCGCAGTCTTTTCCGGTAAGTTTTCCAATACCACTACGCTATTTGCGGGTGGCGCTAATAAACTGTTTAAGTTCGATTCTACGGACTTGGATATGGACGATGTATCCCGTACCGCTAGTGCGTATACGGCTACAGATTTGTGGGACTTTACACAGTTTGGCAAGGTAATGATTGCTGCTAACGGTAAGGATAAGCTACAAGCATGGACGCTAGGCACATCTACAAACTTTGCTGATCTAGCCGCTGCTGCGCCTACTGCATCGTATGTAACTGTTGTGCGTGACTTTGTGGTGGCCTCCCGTACCGCATCTAATCCTAACCGAGTGTATTGGTCGGATATTAACGATGAGACGGATTGGACTTCTGGCGCTACCTCTCAGTCGGACTTTCAAGACATTGCAGACGGTGGAGACATTCAGGGCATTACGGGTGGCGAGTTCGGGCTAATCCTGCTTGAGCGCTCAATTGTCCGTATGAGCTATGTTGGCTCGCCTTTGTTCTTTCAGTTTGACACAATCTCCCGCAGCTTGGGATGTTACGAGCCTCGCTCGATTGTGCAATACGGCCCGATTACTTACTTCCTGTCGGATGACGGGTTCTATATGTGTGACGGTCTATAGAGGTGATGCTATTGTAATCCCGTTTATTCGCCTCAATAATGTGCGAAACGTCCTGTTTTGTTTCTAAGATTAGGTCACCATCGCCTGTGG